CCAAGGTTCCATGGCCAGCCCGTGAGTACGCCAGAGGTTTATCCGACTGGTTGGTGAGCGGAAGCGTAACGGCCATTCATGCCAGTGAATTCAGCGTCAGCAGTGATGAAGGTTTTGCTGGGACGGCAGACGCCTTGATCGACACGCCATTGGGTCTGACGATCTGTGATTTCAAGACGACTAGCCGTGAGACTGATAAGCCAGAGGCATGGCTGAAGGATCATCAGGATCAGCTGGGTGCCTATAGCTTGGCCCTGCGCGAACGAGCTGGGATCCGTGTGAGTGCTGGGGCGGTGGTTATTGCGAAGCCAAACGGCAATGTCCAGCTGCGGATGCTGTCAGAGCTGGAGATGAGAGGTTGTGAGGCTCGATGGACGGAACGGAACAACTTGTATAAGGAGATGTTGTTAAGCGGCGAGGTTATGTAGTGGAGGAAGCGTTAGAACTTATCTATCGCGGTCAATGCAACGTGGCGGTGAAGGCAAAAGAAATAGGCGTCTCAACTGAAGAGCTGAAACGCCTGTTTCGGGATTTTGCAGTCAAGCGCCCCATCGATGAGGATGTTTGGCGCGGAGACGTTGAACTAGGTTGGCCCTGGGTCTGAGATGCACTCTTCCATGGCTCTACGTTCGTAGTACCGCTTCAAGCGCAGGCAGTCATTGGCGCGGACAAAGTTACCCGACTGTTCAAACAAGACTGCCCGAGCCGCTTCATACCGGATAGCAGTTGGAAGAAGGTCTGTTGGAACGCGGGAACCTTCAGGGGAATAACGGTTGCCGTTGAGTTTGGTGCTCATGATGTGAACGACCAAAGAGGTCGGGGCAGTTGGGCTAAGTATTCGATGACTTTCTGGAACGTAATGGGATACGTTTCACCAAAGTCAGAGAAGACTACGCAATCAGTTTCGCTACGAATCAGGATCACGTCAGGTTCACCATCACGTTTGTAAGGGTCTTCCGTTTGGATCAAGATGTAGGGATCAGTACCCCACATATCGGAGTTTTGAGTGCCCGGTTGGGGGCCAGCGGTCCAACTCATAATGACTGGATCATGTGGACGCAACTGCTCTTCAAGATGTTTGAGCGCTGGAGCGTAGGTTTCGACAATGTTCATGAGTTGATTTTGCGGTTGTAATCAAAGTCCAATTCGTTTTGAAGATTGGGGATGACCAGATCTTCAAGCAAATGTCGCATTGATGAAGTGAGATGTTGATCCATCAAGTGACGTTTGTCTTCGCGTTCAATGATGGCTTTGAGGTCTTCAAGGATGAGTTCGACTTGAGCGTGTTCGTTCACCATTCGACTTCTTGGATGAGTTGGTTAAGGGTCTTGAGGGATTGGAGGCTGGAGAGCTGACGTTGACCGTCGCTGAGACCCTTCTGCAAGGCTTCTGGATCGGCAGTACGGACAACTTGCTCCATCTCTTGTTGAACGAGCTTGAAGCAGAACTCAATGCGTTCTGCGGGGTTATACCCCAGGTGGTTTGACGCTCTGGACTTCTGGCTGCCAAGGATGAGGCAGAGGAGTTGATTGATGGAGCGGTCGCAGTCTTGACGGGTGATCACGTTCACTTGAGGTTGGGGTTGCGTTCGGCGGCAGTAGGAATGGAAGCTAAGTAGTCTTCCCATTCCGCCTGCCGTTCTCGTTCTTCGATCTCTTCGTCTGACAGGGGCGGCCAGGGCTCCTGATATTCGGACGGCAGAAGATCGTTGATGTCGTCGTAGCGGATGGTCATGGTGTCAATCAATAAGTGGCAGCGATGGCGTCAGGCTTCATCCGGCGACAAAGCTTAAAAAGCACAGCAACCGGATCACCAGACTTGCGCCTGCAGCGGTTGTTGGTGTTGATGACATAGCGGAAGGTTTCAGATTCAATCACGAAGTGATCGTCTTCAATCCAAATTTGAGGCAATGGTTTTTTGTGAATTGGAAAATCCATAACATTGGAACGGTGTGAGACAAACGTCTCAGAACTTTTGAGACAGGCCACCCATACGGGCAAGCCTTTCGTATTCACGGACAAGACGTGCATAATCCTGAACGTTGCCATCGGTATAGGCGTCGATCAGCAGCTGCCTGGTCATCCGCATCAAAGCGTCCCGATCCTCAAAACTGATCATTGGAACGGGAGTCGCTTCAATCTTGTGGTCTTCAATTTCACGGCTTTGGTCTGCTTCGTCCACATCGCGATAAGCGGTTGCGCGAGACAGACCAAACTTCCTTTGAAGTGTTGCGGCCACGTCAGCTTTCTGAAGACCCATGTCCAAAAGCTTTTTGGCGTGCTCCTGATGGGCTTCTTTGACTTCTGGAGTCCGCTTCATGCCTCAACCGCTCGGATGTGATCAGTGAGGAGCTGAACGAAGTGTTCTTGTGTGGAGCGGTCACAGCCAAGCAAATGGCTAGCCATGGCCTTCAGCAGAGCATCTTTGGCGATTAAAACGCTGACGATGTTGAGGTCGTCCTGAAACGTGACAGAGCCGACTGAAAATTTGACGGTTGAGCCGTTCTTAAAAAAGAACGTGCTACTAACGGTTGAGTCCATTGGTAGGTTGGTGTTGTTGGTGCGGAGCAAGGCTGACCCTTGACTCCACTGATAGAATCTTACAGAACATTCAAACGAATCGCAAGCAGCCCATTCATGACCGAGCCCACTAAGACCATTCACTTCTGCGCTGATGAGTGGATGCTCCTGCTCGAAGCCCTCCACTGCTACAAGGACACCAATGATGGTCGAAAGGTTGCCGGGCGTCTCAACTGGGTTAGAGCCAAGCTGGAAGATTGCAGGGCTGAAGAATGCCTCATCCGGCTCAGTGCATAAAAAAAGCCCGCATTTAAGCGGGCTGCATTGTTTCGTTGTAGATGGTGCGCTCTTGACAGTAAAGGTCAACAGCAGCCCAGACCATCGCATTTTTTAACTGGTCAACATCTTCCGCGTCTTTGCAGAAGTCAGCAAGACTGAAATCATGATCATTAAATAACCAGTTTTCAATATCGCTTTGATGTTGATCAAAAAATGCGATTGTCTCGTGATAGTAAATGAAATCAGAGACGCCAGAAATGCAGCCATAGCTGGCCACATCTCGGGCTTCCCAATCTGTGAAACGAGCCTCAAGAACGGTCTTGAGGGGACAGTCAGACATCAGAGCCATTTCAGCGCACCACACGAACGAACGACTGAGTCCCGCTGTTTTGTTGGAGCGGAGACTCAAGCGCAGTTTGCACGAAGGCAACGCCGAATGCGCCTGCCGCAACGTAGGCGGCAAACACGCTTAGAAACGTTTTCATGGTCGTTGATAAGGGTTGATCGTTGGGTTCGTTGGGAGCGCTTCTTGCAAGCGATAAAACCAGCAAATTGCCGATTATGTCGGCTTGCTGCTACCCGGACACGTTGCCGAGTGGCTCGATTTGCTCCCGTTCTTCAGTTGTCAAGGTTGCCAAGGGATTTTACCTCTTGGTTCTTACAGTATAACATGGCCGACAACATTTTTCGAGTCTGACACGATAAGAAGTGTGAAGATCTTGGCGAGTGCAAATGTACTAAAAAATGGGGGGCAGTGTTGCAAAATCTGCAAGCCGTATCGATTTGCGGGTACCCGCCATATATATCCGTACAACAGTATTCGTGTAATAAAAAAGCCCCCTTAGGTGGGGGCAGGGGTCTGAAGTTGTGAGCGTGGGGATCAGTCGCCCTTGTCTTCGATGGAGATCTTAAGTTCAGGCGCTTGGATGTTGACGGTCTCGACGGACTCGCCAATCACTCGTCCAATGGAGTCGAGCACCTGGCTTGCGGTCTGCAGTTGCCCTTTCTTCAGCGCTTGATGAAACAGTTTGGTGCGCATGTGTTGAAGACGCGCGAGCATGTTTTCGCGATCAGCTTGCCAGTCTTCATCAACGAGCTTTTTGACTTCTGCCCAATCGCGCCATGCCGTATTGATTGAGATCTGTTCTTTTTCTTTGTGGTCGTAGACGAGCGCACGAGCAGACAGTCCGTCAAGCTGCCGTCGATAGAGCCGCCTGATGCGATCTTCTTTTGCTTGTGTGGTGCGATCCGTTAGAGGCTCAGGCATCAACCTATCGACCTTTTTTCAGATAATAACTGCCCGCCATACGATCTGGCACGTCCAGGAGGGGGGTAGGGGTTGAAAACCTGTGTAATGTAATAGCCATGAGCACAAAAGCAGAGCCCGTAAGCCTGAGATGGGCACAGGGCCAAGTTTTTTCAAGCGACAAACGCTTCCGCGTCTTAGTTGCCGGTCGTCGATTTGGCAAATCGTACCTTTCATGCGTTGAGTTGATTCGTGGAGCGCTAAACCGTCCCGGCGAAACATTCTTTTATTGCGCCCCGACGTATCGGATGGCCAAAGATATTGCTTGGCGAGCGTTAAAAAAGCTGGTTCCAAAGGTTTGGATCAAGACTAAAAACGAAACAGACCTACGAATCGAGTTAATTAACGGTTCAACGATTGAATTGAAGGGCACTGAGAACGCAATGGCGCTCAGAGGCCGGAGTTTGTCGGGCGTAGTGCTTGATGAAGCGGCATTTATGGACTCAGAGGTGTGGTTTGAGGTGATTCGCCCTGCTTTGGCGGATAAGGAGGGTTGGGCGTTGTTTATTTCGACGCCAGACGGTACAGCTAGCTGGTTTTATGACTTGTGGTGTTATGTCCCAGACGACGAAACAAACGAATGGCAACGGTGGAGTTATACAACGATTGAAGGAGGAAACGTCAGCAAGCAAGAGGTCGAAGCAGCCCGCGCTCAACTTGATTCGCGCACGTT